GTAGTCCTGCATTATTAGCATTAGCATTGGTAGTAGCTGTTGGATTTTGAGGTTGTGCAGGTTGTGCAGGTTGTACAGAACCTAAACCAACTCCAGCTGGAATAACTGGTGGTTGATTACCAAGACCGCTTACTTGAACAGATTGATTAGGTAACAAAAGGTTACCCGTATTTGGGTTATATTTGTTTACTCCAGAACCATCTTGTGATTTTGCTCCTTGGGTTATAATTGTTGGTGTTTGTGTTGCCATATTATTTAGCGTTTGTTTCTGTACTATTTACGACTATGATTTCATGTAGTTCGTTTTCTCCTGTGAACTCCATAATAACCTTAACTTGAATTTGTGTGTCCTTATTATATTGCGGTAAGGGTAATTGTGCAAATTGTGTTTTGTTTTGAATTTCTGGTAACTTGATCCAATGTTGAAATTTTCCTAGACTAGAACCAGAAGCACTTGTGATTGATTCATCTATTGTTACAGTATATGTAGTTCCAGCGTTTGTTATGTTTGTTATATTTACACATTTTCCACTTCCATTTCCACTCATAATTTCAATCTCATCTCCAGCATCATAATTTACTATTTCACTCCATATTGTACTATTTACTGTAAGTGTTGTTGTTGAAGTCCAAGCAAAACCAATCAAAGGAGCGTCTATTTTTACCGTTCTATATTTAACTTTAATTTTATCTGATGTTTCTAGTAATTTTCTATATTTAATGATTATGTTTTTCCATACATCATCAATTTGTTGTGATTCTAGCCATTGAGTAATTATGTATGAAGATTTTTTAACATCGTCTAGTGTATTATCAATTCCAATTATAAACGGAGAACTTGTTTGGTTTGATCTAGCGCCAAATAGAATTTGCCCTTGTCGTGTTGTAGATTCTGTAATGTTATCGTTTGTTGTAAATCCATCAAACATAGCACCTACCGATAATAAATCTTCTTGACCATATTCCAATATTGGATCCCCTACTTTTGTACTTGATACTGCATATTTATGTGTAAATCCAGAATCTTCTGAATATTCCCATATACCAGCTTGACAGTTTTCTAAGTATCTATCTAGTCTCGGTAAGACTGGATTTATATTAAAAAGTAATTGATCTCTTGCAAGTAGTGAACCATTAAAATGTGATAACTTTACACCAGAATTTTGAATGTAATTGCTTACAGGATAATCACTGTTAGATATTGGTAAACGTGCTATTTCTTGGAAGTTTGAACCATTGAAAGCAAGTAGTCTACCCTCTACATCTAAAATATAGGGTATATCGTTTTTAATAACACATGTACATGATCCTTGAGCTTCAATCTTATATTCTTTACTCATTACGATAGATATTCCATCCCATTCAAATATAGAACCGCGTGAACCATCATTTGATGTCCAACCAATCCATATTTTATTAGAACCTTCTTTCATCCAAGAGATGTGACCACCTAGGATTGGAGATACAACAGTATATGCTCCACTTGTTGCCACTGTTTCCGTATAATCCATTGAGTGGATCTTGAAATTGTCCCGTGTGAAGTATAGACGGTCTTTAAATGAGCAAAGTATGTGTAAGTTTTGTGTATCTCCTGAACCTATAGTAGCTACGTTTGACCATGTTCCACTAGGTGCAAGACTTGTTAAATAGTGGCTTCCAGTTCCTGTTGTGGTAGCATATAGTTTACCATTAAATACCTTCATGTCTACGTCTGCATATTTATCTGTAGTAATATTAGGTTCGCCAGTTCCAGTAAATGCACTCCAACTAGCCCATGGTGTAAGAGTTGAAAACATCTTAGCAGCATATGCAATAAATAATGGTTCTCCTGTGTTATTATAATCAAAGTATGCAAATGCTGTTGGTAATTTCATTGTACTTAATTGTTCTTCAGTACTCTTTCCTGCGGCTAAAGCTCGTGTAGACAATACACGTCCTTTATTTTTCGATAGATTTATATTAAATGTACTCCAAAGATTCCCACCAGTGTCGCCTGTGTTGGGTTGTATTAGTTTTTTAGTATCTTTTTGAGGTATAACGTACATATTATGGGTATAGTATTTTATCTGCATCGTAAGCTAATACTGCTAATCTTTGTCCTTTCCACTTATAAATCATTATTCTTTGTGGGTAATTCAGTACGGTATCCGCTGTTATATCTCGAAGCAATATATTATCTGATGGTGTACCAGACAAATCAGCAGTCATTACTCTTTCGATCAGTATATCGTCTAAATTACCTGAAAAAACATAATTTTGTCCTCGTTCAATACTCGACAGCTTGTTCTGCAGTTCTTCAATCTGTTTTTTAAGTTGATTGATTTGTTCTTGCATGTTCTTTATATTAATCTACATAAAACCTACTCATTCCGTGTACTATTCCACCATCACTCATTGCAAAGTATAATGTATCAGCAATATTTAGAGCTGCGCCACCAGTTAGAGTAACGAAGAATCTATCTGCTGTTACCCACTGTTCTACACCTGAACTATTATATTTGTGTAAGTAAGCATCTGTTGTGGCTGCATATATGTCACCATTTGATTTTACCCAATATCTATTAAATTGTGTTGATCCACAAGTGATACTAGATACATATGTAAATGTTGTACCAGATAATGTATATTTAGCTATAATATAAGTGTTTGCAGAGTTTCCACCATCGGCTGAGAAGTAAAAGTTTGTTCCATCACTTGTCATTAATGATCCATTTGTTGTTCCTAGTGAACCTCCAGAAAATGTCATCTGAGTTCCACCTGCTGCTAAGTTAGTAGGGTCATATCTATAAACACGCTGGTTTGTACTAGCGTCATACATAAGTACATATAAATAACTACCGATAATTACAGCACAAAATATTGTTTGAGCAGAAGCCCAATCAGTTGTAACGTCATGTGTTTGAGGTCGATATGCTTCACCTGCTACCTTTAATATTGTTGTACTTTTACATATATAAGTTACGTTGTCTGTATACAAGTTTGCTAACCAATCTGAAAATATAAATTTTGAGTCTAGTGTCCAAGGTTGTCCTGTAATAGATGATATTGAAGCAAATGACAACTGACCAGTACCATCTGTTTTAATAATTTGATTGTTTGAGCCATCTGCATTTGGAAACTTAAGATTTCCATTTCCTAGTTTGATTGAACCTGTTCCTTTTGGTGTTATTTTAACAGAAATATTTGTATCGTCTCCTGTTGCAGATACTTGTACATCTGTACCAGTTGCAGCGTTTGTTACCGTAATTTCATTTACTGCTGAAGCTGTTGCGGGTATTTTAATAACCTCATTTCCGTTTGTATCATTGATAGATGTTATAATCCTTGGACTTGTAGCAACCACTCCGCCAGAAGTTGTGAATGTCTTAACACCCCCAATATTCTCTGTGCTGTTGTTCGACACTGCCTTTGCGGCTGATGTTACACCAGATAACTTATAGTCATGTGAGGTTGTAACCGCCGATGCGTCTGCGCCTACTTTAGCCTCAAGTGCTTCAACGGCATCATTTAGCTGTGAGTGTTGTGTACTATGAACTAACGCAGCATTTGCGTTGTTTACTTTGTCTGTTCCGACAGGATTTAAAAAATTGTCGATTGATGTTGGATAGTTTGATGCCATATATTATGATTCGTTTTCGTTAGTCCAAGTGGTTGTTTCACCCTCTCCATCATATTTAACTGATGCTGATGTTTCTGGATCTTCATCACTATTGTAATCTAGTAAATTCTCGTTGTAGCTCCAACCACTTGAAGGTGGTATAATTCCTACTTTTTCTTGTGGATCCCATGTAGCCATATTAGAATGACGGTGTATCCCGTGGAATTATTTTTAATATTTCGTCTTTGTTTCTACGACCATAGAACTTCTTAAGTTCAAGTTCTTTCTTAACAATCTCGTTATTGATTGTATTAATTTTATCAGTTAGATTATTTGCAATAGCAAAATCGTAACATGCTTTCAGTGGGATAAGTCTGTGCAATATAGTTGCAAATCCTGGTTCTTTTGTTGTATCTGTAGATAAGAAATAGTTAGGTTCTCGTTGGTAGTATACTCGCAATCCTCCTGTAGAATCATAATTACTTGCAGGATATAAGAACACTGAATTTGCAATCTTATCGTAGTACATAGGCTGTCCGTCTTCTTTCATAAACTCATCTCGTGCCTGTGTAATATCTACAAGGTCAATAGGTTTTAATTTTAACCAATTACCCGTACTATCTTTTGCTTCTACTCGTGTTACTTTCAAATGTGATACTGATAGAACATAATCACGCTGTGAATTAACTAAATCAGTTGTAGCAATAGGGTAATCAGTGTATGTCGTGTCATCAAACTCCCATCGGTCATCTGATTCAAAGATACTTGTTACTACACTATCTAATGCTCGGTTAGTAAGTGAAGTAAATGTATTTAGTAAGTTACTATCATTAGTAATCTGTCCGTAATTACTAGCAAAAAGCCAGAACTCACAGTCCTGTAATATTCCGTCTTTATTTGTTGTGTTATTGAATGTCATAGGGTAATAAAAAACAGGGAAAGCAATTAAGCAATCCCCGTTCTTCGGTTGATTATGTTACAATTATATCATTTTTATGCAACTTCTGCAACAACTTCTTCAACTTTTTCTACTGAATCAACAGCTTGTGGTGCATCAGCCTTAGCTACTCCTTGATTTCGCTTAGCTTCTTTCCATGCTTCCAATTCGTTCACTATTTTTACTTCAACATTTCCATCTTCTGTAAGTGATAAATCTGCTAAGATTTCAAATTCATCTAGCTTATTTTTAAACAAGTCTTCAACGATAGGTTTCATTTTATCAACATGTTTCTGTCGAATCATTACTTCTTTGTCGAACTCATTTTTAGCTTTTTCTGACTCTTCTACCATTTTAACAATATTAGCGTCAGTCGCTTTAAGCTCTGCTAATAGTCCTTTCAATTCTTCATTTACGATTGTTTCTTTTCGTTCCATATTTTTAAGTATGCGTCACGCCATTTATGTGCGTTATTCGCTATGTTATAGTTATTAATTACATATTCTCGTGCTTTCTTACCCATTTGAATACGCTTATCTTTATTTTCTATTAAATCTAGTGTTTTGTCAATCCAATCTTGTTCAGTAAACGCTATTTCCATATACTTACTGTCTTCTTTTCCTTGGTATGGTGATAGTCCATCTTCAAAACCTCGTGCAATTACTGGAATTTCACACATTGATGCTTCAAGGAACTTAATGTTTGACTTAGCTCGGTTGAAGTAGCTGTCATATCGTGGAATTAACATTAAATCTAGCCTTAGATTATTTAGCGTATCCATATAATCTTCTATCTGGCAAAAAGGTTTCCACTCTACATTGTACTGATTCCAAAACTCATACTCTGGTTTATAGATGTCTACAGCCCACTCGTTACCTTTTTTCTTTTCAGGTAGAGCAAACAGACATATAACAACTTTTGGGTTCTCTTTCAGTTTATCAAGTAATGGTTTTATCTGTTCGTAGTCCTTATTACTAGCTACTGAACCGACAATTCCAATTCGTATAGTATCTTCTTCATTACGTTTAGGTTGCGACCAGTCCAGTGGATCTACACAATTTTTAAGTGTGATTACGTTACTGTTATACTCTTTATATTCTTCTTTAAGGAAGTCTGTCGATACTGTTACCAGATCTGATATAGAGGCAAACTTTTTTAGTATATCATCTATTTTTTCTACTGCCTTCTTAAGCTTCTTATTAAGTTTACCAAACATTTTAGTTGGAACACCTGAATCTTTAATGTAGGTATCATCGTTATCCATTACGATAATCTTCCCTAGTTGTTTCAATAATACAGCAGCTTTCAATTGGTTTATATCCATTGGTCTATGGAACACAATTACATCTGCTTTAATAGCTTGTTCAAACAATGTTTTATTATCTACTCGTTTAGTTCTGAGTGATGTTGATTCACCACTCCATCCATTATGTATTAGTGGCTGTAAGCAACGTACATAATAGCAAGATTGATAACCCATTCCAATATAATACACTTTCATATTATTTGAATCCTAGTTTCTTTGCTCGTTCTTCTTGTTTCTTTTTGAACTCGTCATTCATGTTGTCTGAGTTTACACGTGAAACAATATTTCCTTTACTATCTAATTTAATAGATTCTTTTTTAAGTTGTTTTGAGATTGTTACTGACATATAGTTTAAGTTAAATCTTATAATTGGAGGTAGAGCCTTGTTTTCTACCCCCACACACAAGACAGGCGTGGGGAATTACAATTATGAAGTTGTAATAATCTTAACAGCTGCATTATCTCGGTTCTCGATTACTCCAAACAAGATGTCTGCAGTAGTTAGAGTTGAAAGATAATCAGGGATGTAAGATGACTGTACTCGGACGTTGTGTTTACCAACCATTCCTTTTCCGTAAGTCATTACAGGAAGTGAAGAAGTTGCGTAATGAATAGCATCTTTGTGAGCCAAAACGTTTACTCGTCCTCCAAGTACCACTGGTACGTTTACAGATGAGTATACTGGGATTCCATACAAGAACGCTGCTGGCATTTTCGCTGTTGGGTCGTTAACTGGTGAGTTAATAGCCAAAGAGAATTTGTCTAGGTTCTGAACTTGTTTCCAGAATGTGTTAGGGTGCATGAAAAATGCTACTTCGTCCATATCTACACAGTTTCCTTCCAAAGTAGCGATAGCTGCTCGGATGTCTGAATCTGCGATTGCTGTTGCTGATGAACCTACTGAACCTGAGAATCCTGAGAACAATGCAGCTACTGCCTGTTCTAGAACTGTTCCAATAGTGTATCCAGCGTTCTTAGCGTATCGTTCTTGGATAGCGTAAGATTGTTTAACGAAAGCTGCTTCTCGGTCTTCAATAGCAAATGATACTTCTTTCCATGTGTTGATAACAAGGTCGATAGAAGTTTCAGTTGGACTGTTACTTTTTTGTTGTCTCCAATTACTTGGAGTGTCGGACTATATCTTCAATCTTTCGATTGTCGGGTGCTGTGGGCTTACCGTAGTATCCCTAGTCTCTGAACCTTCCACGGTCTTCCCCGTGGCTCGGCTGCTGATTGACCTTTAAATATGAATTAAAGGCGTTCCAGCAATTCTCCCGATTTTGTTTTATGAACAGTTTTGTGGCACTTAGTGCATAATATGATTCCATTACTTTCATCATAAAAGAAATCATCATTACCGTTTAATTTTCCATGCTCTGTAATATACTCTGTAACAAGTTTTGATAATGGTTCTATGTGATGTACTTCAAGGCTTTCATTTGAATTACATTTAGAACATTTATTATTATCTCTTTCTAAAATAGATTTAATCCATAACTTATACTTCTTTCTCCATCGTACTGGTCTGGTAATTCTACCACCTGTACCTTTGAAGTTATGGTGTAAACTTCCTACATAATGTTCTGACCTGAACAGTGAGTAACATTTATGCGAACAAAACTTAATTTCTCTTTTGTCTCCAAATCTTTTACTCTTGAAGTCTTTATCACATACTTTACATTTAAGTTGCAATTCACCACCAGAGTAATTTGGATTTTTTTCACTTGAGAAATCTTCTTTCTTCTTAACAGAATAGCACTTATGGCTGCAAAAGAATTGTTTTGTTTCTTTATTATATCTATTTATTTTTTTGTTACATATTGAGCATTCTACAATCATGGACTAATTATAGCACATTAACTGTCCAAGTGATACCCCTAACAGTGAAGAAAGGGTAACAGCTACTGCGTTAGTTTTTGTGTTTGCTGACATCTGAGTCAAGTTAGGAGTGTGTAGAGTATCTCCACCTGCTGCTAATTCTCCTGATCGGTCAGTAAAGAAGTCTGCGATGATAAGCTTACATTTGAAGAAATCGTTAATACGATCACCCCAAATTTCCATATTGTTACTACCTATTTCTAGGCGGGTAGGGCATTTCTGCTACCTCTGCGTCTTCATGTATTCACGCAGGTCGGACTATCGCATCACCTTAATGGCTATAAGGCGTTCTTTCATTTAGTCTCTGCAAGTCCTCGTTTATTTATTGTTCTTATGCGTTCGTATATCAACTGCTTTTGATAATCTATATCTAGTCTTAATTTACTATTCTCATCACTCATACTGTTAGTTACAGTTGGTAATTCAATAAAGTTTAATATAAGTTCTAGGTTCTCTTTTTTAAGAATAAGTTTATCTTTCAAGTCTTCTAAAAATGACTTAACCATAGGTCTATTTGATATTTCCCACATAACTGATGAGTTAGTGTTATCATGTTGCCTTGATTTAGATATACTTCCACCATATTGTGATTTAAGTATATCAAGTATTATTCTATTAGATTCTTTTTGTGCAATTTTTACACATGGTTTGTAGTAGTGTCCGAGAGTACCTTTTTTAGATGATTTTTTAATCAATCCAATATACCCTTCTCCATCTACAAATCCTGCAATATAGTTTATATTTATCATACCAACACTATGGTATCATAAGTTTAATAAATAAGCAAGGTTCTTGAGGGTTACCCCATCGGGCTTTCCCCATTAATTAGAAAGAATTTTAGATCCCCGAAATTATAGGTAAGGGATCATGACAGCCAAATCTGCTTCTGTAAATGTGTCTGTTGCGAAAGCCATATAGTTTTATTTATTTGCCCATCTTTTCTTTCCAGATGTTTTTGTGTTCCTCTGCACTGATACCAGCAAGTGATACCGCTTTTTGTACAGGTGAACCTTTTGATGTACCCATTGAAGCTCGTTTAGCTTTCTTTTCTTTGTCTAGTTTTTCAACATAAGCAACAAAGATTGGATGCTCCTTAGCTTCTTTCATAGATAATCCAGTACCTTTTGCGACTACGTTTAAGTAATCTACATCTTCTTCTGAATAACCTTGTGCAAAGAGTACAGCTTCATCTCGTGTGATTGGCTGGGCTTGATTATTGTTAATAGTTTGCGTTGGTTTAGATTGAGCAGGGTTTGCCTCTCGTTCTTTACGGCGCTTAATGATTTCAACGAGTTTCTTATTCTCTGAACGGAGCTTAGCTACTTCGTTGTCATCAGTTTCGGTTTCTTCAGTTTCGACAGGTTCAATGTCTAGTTCTGTTTCTACCTCCTCGTTTAATTGGTCAATGTCGAAGTCATTGTATTCTGTGGTATTATCCATAGGTTTTATCTCATTTTATGGTCAGTTAGAGTTCTGGTTTAGTATTAATACTTTTTGGTCGGAAGCTTGAAACCGCAGGTCTATTCGTTCTCATTTACAAACTCTTGAGGGTTTGCTGCCTTTACTTCATATTCCATTTGAGCAAATATTCCATCAATTACTTCTTTTGCTTCTGCAAGGTCTTTAACATCTTGTTTAGCGAAAGCTCGTTGTAGTATCTGTGTTTTAATGTACATATCGAAGTATTCTTTTACTTCTGTTCGTGTTGCTACATCTCGTGCAAATATAAATAGTTTTGTGTTTATATCCATATTATTGTGCAGGTTGTGCAGGTGATACTGGTAATTCTGGCATTGTTGGAGCAGGTGCTGGGTCTGTTGGTGCAGAACTCATATTACTTCCCATGCCGAGTGATACTGGTGATATACCTGAACCTGATACTTCAAGAATCTTAGCAAACACTTTTGAAAGTGTTGGATCAGTTAATACTTGTGGTGCTTTTGCAGCGGTCATTAGTACATTATTCAATGATTCAAGAATTACTGCTTTGTTCTTTTGTTCTCCAGTTGTAAGAATGGTTACTTTTGGTTTCCAGTTCTTGTACTGTCCTTTTGGAATATCTAAGAATCGTTTGTCTTTTGACTTCATTAACAGGTCTTTTGTTTCTTTTACAAGCTGTGCATAATCTTCTGCATAAACAGGTTTACCTGCTAGGATAGACTCTTTCATCTTTTGGTTTGCATCATAGTTAGCAAATGAATCATCAATAGCTACTAGTTCTTCTGGTGTAAACTCTGCTGCTAGAATGTGAGCTTTGTTAAACTTCTTTAACAAATAAGGAATAATCCAATCAGTAAAGATTTCAACTAGGAAGATTCCCATTTCTTCTCTTCGGTAGTCAAACATTGACGTAGCTTCTTGATTCAAGATAGCAGTAGTTCGGTAAGCTGTACCTGATGGCATAGTTTCTCCTGTCACTGCGTTAAATGTTGAAGTTGTCTTTTCAAGTTGTGAATCCCATGACTGAATCAATGCTCGGAACTCAGGTAAGTTGTTTGTGATCGTGTTAGCGATAGCCAGGTCAGAACCTTGTGCAATCTTAATGATTTGTCCGTTCTCTACTTCTGATAGGATATTGTTTTGGATAGTAGGGTCAGTTGATTTAAAGATAACCTTTGAACCAAGTTCCATTGCTTCTTTCTCTTTAATAACAGCGTCATTAGTCCACTGCTGTGCTTCAAATCCGTCTTCTACAATTCCTCTTCCTAGTCGTCCATTAATATTTTCCCAAGGTAGGTATTTATACGGGAATTCATCTAAGAACTCATGGTATAAGATTGTTGATTTACCTCCTCGTGTTTTGTTGTATAAGAAAAACTTTTGAATACGGTATGTATATTTATCTCCACCTTCTGGTGCATATGCTTCAGGTAATTCTGCTGTTACTTCAAATACCTCTAATTTCTTACCTGGTAGTGTTCGTACTAAATCAATAGCTTCTCGTACTCCTTCCCATACTCCATCTTTTTCTGCTAGTTCATTCTCAATAAGATAGTGTTTTTCAATTACCATATCCTCAGGATTAGCTGGGTCTACAATAACATTACGCCAATCTACTACCTCAAGTTCTAATTCTTCTTCTTCACCCTCTTCTTGTTCAATACATTTTTTAACTAATACTCCACCAAACTTGGCACGAGTCTGTCCCATTTCATTGAGTGTCTTAGCAAAGTTAGCGTCTTTCATCCAGTTGTATACTTCTTTCTGTAATAGGAAAGACATAGGCATAAACTGTGGTTCGTCTGCTACGATTTGAATATCTTTTGTATCAAGATCAGTTGCTCGTGTTGCTACGTTTACACGAAAGTTCACAATGTTAAAGAAAGGTTTTAGTTTACCACGTCTGTCTTTCTGTCCTGATTCATACTTACTCTCTGTATAGAATAAAATCTTTTTAATTGTTTGATATGCGTTGAAAGTAAGTCCCGCTGTTATTTGGACTGTACCTCTTTCCCATAATTCAATTTTGTCTGTTACAAACGTTGTAATATCCATATATATAAAAAGGGAAATAGCGTTTATAGCTATCTCCCTGTACTTCAGTGAAGAATTATTGACTTGGTGATAAAATTATTTTCTCTGACTTGTGTACTAAAAATGTATCATACTTACCTAACTTGTCGGTTGATATTTCTATCTTACCGTATGGCGGTAGTTCTCTAAGTATAGCAATCAATTTTTGTTCGACAGCAGTTAGTTGCATAAGTGTATTATATCATACATTATCGTTACTTGCCAAGTTCATTCGTGTAATTGCAAACTGTTTTAATCTGTCTTTATCGTGTTGCTTAGGTGCAAGTGATGTAAATGCATATCGTACTGCATCAAGTGCGTGGTCTAATCCACCTTCTGGTTCATTTAGTATCTTACCTTGTTTATCTGTAGCCCACAAGTAGTTTCTATATTCTTTAATTAAGTTACCAGAACGCTTAGTTACCGATATACGTTGTTGTTGTACGAATCCGATTCCTTGATTAATTGAACCTGGTCCCTTAGTTGCTGGCATCATGTTTATTCCATACAACCTAATCTCATCTATACTTTTTGGCTCGGCGCTGTCTGCTATAGCCATGACTGGCGTAAGGTTCTTTATTACATCTGCGATCTCCTTATTACTCATTCCTTTTTGATAACAAACCTCGTCTAGAATATACCCACCGTTGTAATAGTAAACATCTACAATAGCAGTTGGGTCATTAGTATAACCGAAGTCTAATCCTCTACGTTCTAGTCTTGCTTCGTGTGGTATATTATCAATGATAGCCCAGTCTTTGTAGATCTTCCCTTCTACTTCACCTAGTTGTCCTTCACCGTATACTTGCCACCAACCTTTACGGTTCTTTCGTTGTTCAATAGAATCTATAATCTCTTGTGATAATGCTTCATTGTCTTTGTAGGTTAATATAATCTTTTCCCAGTCTTGTCGTAAAGGCATAATATCAGTAAAAGCCCAAAACTCATTTGTTGGGTTAAAGTCTAAGTATACAAATTCTTTTGTTCGTACTTCTAATTGGTCAAAAGCGTCTAGTGTACAGTTGTTTGCTTCGTTCATGAACAGTCTATCACGTCTTGCTCCACGGAGTTTATCACCATTGTCTGTTGAGAAGAACTCCATTTTACTACCTGTTTCAAACGTATAGATACTATCTGATATATTCCATAGTGAATCTTTCCAATAACCATGTGCAATCATTATGTTCCTGAAGTCTCGAATAGCTCCTCGCTTAAGGTGTGGTACTGATTCAGAAACAACTGATGTAAGTGTTGGTTTAGTATCTGATTGACATAGATTAATAAGCCATAGCAATATAGATATAGTTTTACTAGCCGATGTCCCCCCCTGTACTATTCGTATCTTCTTGGTCATCTGACTTATTTTGTTCAGTGATGTTGTTGCTTGGTACATAGTTCATTAAGATTGGTGTTGGTAGTTCTTTACCATCTGCTCCTGTTTGTTCCTGACGTTTACTGTAAAATCTTTTGTTAAGTGATTCAAGTGTAAACTTAGTCATATCACCCTTTAATCTATCATCTTCTGCATCTAATAGTACTTCTAAATTGCTTTCAGCTTTCTGTAATAGCCTTTCGTGCTTATAACTAAGCAATTTATCGGAGAAGCCTTTATAGTTCTCGTAATCCCAGTCTCTCATTGTATGATATGGAATATCTAATGATTCTGATATTTGTCGTAGATTTAATCCATCTAAAACAAGGTCTCTAATTTTCCGATAGAGGTGGTCATCTAATAGTGTTGGTCGTCCTGAGTTCATGTATCTATTATAACATAAAAACCTGCTGTTAAGCAAGTAATTATTTCTTCTTTCCTAATCCTTTACCTAAGGCAATAGCTAGAATCTGATTCATTGGTCGAGCTTTACCATTAGCACCTTTAGCTTTACCTTTCTTTTTGTTATCAGCTTTTAGCTCTTTTATATTATAGCCGATATTTTTTTTACCTGATTTAAGTGGCATATTATTTAATCTTATTTATTATTGCTACAGTTCCCATAATAGCGAAAGCTTCTAGTATATTACAAGTTAGAATTAAACCTACCCAGAATGATATACATATAGAGCAGTATACCATATTTCCTATGTATCTTCCACCTTTCTTTGCTATGTAGTTGCGTGGTTTTTCTAATAGGAATGATTCAGTTAGTAGATATGCTATTCCGTAACTAATTAATATCTTTAATACCATAGTCTCGTTTTAATTGCTTAATAAACTTATCTACTTCATTACGACCATTTCCACAACCATAGATATTGTCTCGTAGTTCTGTTAATTTATCTATTATGATTTGAAATTCTATTGTCATAGTTTTGATAGCATATACTGCATTAGTTCATTATGATGTTTAATGGCTGTTGATACCATTGATTCACCATGTTTACGATAAAAGAATAGATATTCAGGAATTGTTGCAACTTTATAACCTGCTTTTGTAGCTCTTAGCCAATAGTCCCAGTCTTCGTAACCTAATTTCATTTCCTCGTCATAACCTCCTATAGTTTCCCATATTTCTTTACGAAATAGCGAGCAACAGTTAATCTGATTGTTTTGTATGAAGTCTGTAAAGGTTGGGTTGGTTTTGAATAAGTGTTTATTATCACTATCTCCAAATTCTTGTTGTCCTGTTCCGATTATATCATATTCATCCTTATATTTCAAGCATTTCTCTATAAAATCAGGTGCAATCTTATCGTCTGAATCCAGTGTTAATATCCATTCTCCTGTTGCTTCTTTAATACCTGCATTACGAGCTGATGATAATCCACCGTTTTCTTTTACGATATATTTGTCTACATAAAATTGTTTAGCTACTTCGTCAGTATTATCAGTTGATCCGTCATTAACAATGATAATTTCACAAGGTACTGTTTGATTAAGTGCCGAGTTTACTGCGTCAGGTAACCATTGAGACTGGTTATAGCATGGGATAATAATACTTACTTTTTGCATACCCATACAGTACAGAAATCTACATTAGTATCCCAAGTTTTTACATCTGAGAAATACTTTTCAAAGATTTCAGTTAATTCTGGTAATGTATATTCATACAGATGATATGGATTGGTAGTTGGCACTTGTTTATTTGGTGTACTTCCTACAAATATTCCATCTTCCTTTAGTGCGTGTACAATATCTTCAATTAATGGTTCTAACTTTTCTCGTTCGATATGTTCAATGAACTCTGTACTTACTACTGTATCAAATAGTTGGTCTGGTAATTCTTGCGGGCATACCCAATCAGTACGGATTACTTTATCAAGTTCTGGTAATTGTTCTGTATACTTATCTAAACAAGTTACAGTGTTTACTTCTTCTTTCTTGGCATATTCTTTCACAAACATTCCTGCACCTGATCCAATATCTAGTACATTACCTTTGATATACTGAATTAGTGCATTATAATAAGCCCAATCATATCGTTCTTGATTAGGATTTTCTTTATGGGTTATTTCTGTACTTCGTTCGTGTGCATTTGGGTTCATATATTTTAATCAAAAATTACTCGAATTATAAATATTACTGCTGCTAATCCTACTATAACATGGAACATATAATTTTAATTGATTAACGCACCTGATAATACATAAAGTACCTGGAGCTGCTCCCCACAAGGTTACTACCCTACTTGAGTGAATCGTGAATTCCTAGCAGCTCTAGATACTCTATGTTACACCGCACCAGAATAGGACAGGCAGGATATTCTACGCTGATATATTCTTTACGTCCCTGCATACTAAGTCATAATATCAGGTATGACTATATTGGTTCCCGTTAGGTAAGAGCCACTGCCCTGTTCTGATGCTGTGCTTTGATACTTGTGTTAGTTTAGTCTGATAATGGTTCATTTATTGGATTTGGATGATATTTTTCAGACCACCATTTAAAAAATTCAAATTTCTCCTGTTCGTTTGTGAAATGGTTTACGACAAATGTATATACTTCGCCTACTGCATCTACCCTTGTTTCTCTGATGAAGTATTTTAGAATAAGGTCTACTCTATCATTTTCTAATTGTCTTTGTGATATTGGTAAATTTAATGGTTCAAGTATCTTATTTGTGATAATCATAATACTGTGTGCTATATCAAAATATTTAGACATTTTTTCTATTTCTTGTTCTTGATTGTTCATAGGTTTAGGTAATTCAATCTCTGTAATCTCTGCATCTTTTAATGATATTGCTTTTAGTTTATCGTAAAGTTCGTTCATACCTCTTTATGGTTATCTGATAATGGTGTGGTGATATTATATCCACCTAATAATAGTTTCTCCAGTAAATCCTTTTTCCCAAACATACCAAGCATAGAATTGAGTTGTTGCGGTATA